CTAGCACCTAAAGATTCATCAAGTCTATCATTGTAGCCTTGTCTTTTTCTTTTCTTTACACTACCACCTTTTTTCTTCCCTTGTCCGTAAGGAAATCTTGGTGGAGAGTATCTTGTTCCAAAGTCGTTTCTCATTTTTTTGCTCCGTGGTTTTTAAATATTTGTGTTCCCTTTATACCAAAAATACTTGCAACTACAAGTATCCATAAATTAGTGAACCATTTCGGCAGGTTACTAAAATGTTCAAAGAAAGTATTTACTTTGTCCATCGCAGTCGGGTCGTCCGATATTACTGCCCATGCCAGTACAATAATAGGTGCACTTAAAATTACAAGTACAAATTCATCTTTATAATCGTTTTGTCTCGCTTCAAGAAGTTTTCCTTGGTAAGCTTCTTCGCCTCGGGCCATTTTTTCTGCATGCATTAGTTGTGCATCAGACATAGCCATTTTGGTCTTCTGTTTATTCGAATATATTCTAGCTCCAGCTTGTAGAGCCATTTTTGCTAATCCGAACCAAGCCATATTAGTACCAAGTAGCTTTAACTGGTTTCTTACCGGCTCTCATAGCTTTAGTTCCTTTAACATTCACTGTTTGTGATGTTAATGGATCAGTAGCTTCGATAGTAACACCACCTGTTTGGTAACCATCTTTGCCAACACCTAATTCTTTTTCAATTTTAGGTGCTTTTACGTAAGCCTGTCCTCTTGTCCAATCTTTGCCCATATTTTTCTCCTTGTGTTTTAATTATATCTACTTTTTTCCAAAATTTCTACCAAAATCGTGAATCTTACTTTGATCAGCCATACCTTGTTTAGCTAATGACACTCCTGCACGTAATTTTGCTAGATCTTCGTTCTGTTGTAGCTTTTCTTGTTGATTTTCTTGGTTCATCATAGCTTTTGCTTTGTCTAGATTCATTCTTTGGTTCTCATTTTTCTTTTTTTGCTCTAAATCAGCTGCTCTTAGGTCAACTTCTCTAGCTTTTAGCTTAATTAATGGATCACCACTAAATTCACCCATAATTTTTTGCTCTTCGTCCATGTAATCTTTAGTCATTTCAGCAATCAACACCGCTTTTCTCGCATTTATCGTTTGAGTGAGTTGAGTTACTTGTTGAATCAACTGTTGATTCTGTGGTTGTTGTTGTAACATCTGTTGCATTTGTTGTGCTTGCATTAATTCTTGTTGAAACTCTAATTGAATTTGTTCTTGAGCCATTAAACTAATTCTTTCCAAGATATTTTTTTGTAATGCACCCATTACAGCAGGTGAATTTTGTATCATATTAGATTTCATAAAGTTTAAGTGTGCATCAATGTGTGCTTTGTGGTCTTGACCAGGAAAAGCTTGAAAAGGTTTACCTGCCATCGCTGCAATCTCTTCCATACTTGGATCAATTGGCGTTGGTTGCACTGGTGGTGGTAAAATAGCATTTACATTTTTAATACCAATCGCATTATACATAGATCTGTATGCTTGATATAGATCATGAACTTCTGGATTAGATTGAGCTAGTTGTAATTGTATTTGAGCTAAATTAATTCTTTGTGTTTGTGAGAATATGTTTGGATCAGCTACAGGAACAATATCTATTCTGTCATCAAAGTCTTTTACTTTTACATTTCTTGTAGCACCTGGAACATCATAAGGATATTCAGCTGGTAAGTAAGTTTTAAATACATCAGCTAATAATTTAAATTCTTCTTTTAAACCTACGTATAATCTTTTGTGTATTGCTGACATTACCCGCGATCCACGTTCCAATAACGCCACTGTAGTACCCACGGCTGCTGATTGGTTCATATCGCCTACTTGTGCATCTGCGATGGACGCGAAGCGTTGACCTGCTTGAACTACAATACCCATTAATTGTAATAAAGTCTGATCAGGACCTTTAAATGGTAATTGCATAAACTGATCTTTAATATTTCCACCAGGTGCATCTACATCTCTAAATTCACCAGGTTGTAATGGTTGTGCATCATCTCTAATTCTTATTCCTCTAGTTTTAAAACCTGCTGGTAAGTTAGCTAGAGTACCTGCATCTAATAACTGTCTTAATGCAGCTGTTGCAGTTCTAGATAAACCACCAATCATATGAATTAAACCAAAACCATAAAAACCAGTTCCTGGTAAAAATTTAAACTGAACAAAGTAATCTTTTTTCTTTTTTAAAGGATCATTAGCTTCATAGTTTCTTCTAATAGATAAAACTTTTTGAGAAGACTCATCAATTGTAATAATATAAGGTAATTTAATTCCTGTTGGTTCATTATTCTGATCAACATCAGGATAATCTTCTAAATCTAAATCAGTATGTATCTCTAATAGAGTATACATGTTATCGTTTTGTTGATCGTTTCTTGTAACACCTTCTAATTCTAATTGTTTAGTTTTAATTTCACTTTCGTTAATTGGAGGTTGTCCTAGTTCTACATCTCTATAAAAACCACCTACTTGTTGTTTTCTTAAATCATTTTCAGAAATTCTAATCACGTGTATTACAGAATCAGCATCATCTAAACTAGATGCAGTGTAAGGAACAATTAAATCTTCTGCTTGTACAAATTTAGAGACGGCTCTACCTAAAAGATCGTCATAATAAACTTTCTTAAAAGTAGAACCGGTTAGGGGTAGATAGAAAAGCATTTGATCAAACTCTGGTTCATATTCTTTCATCTGATCCATAAGTTGATAATTCATAAAATCTTTTACTCTGTTTGCTTGGTCTTGTTTTTCATTTGTAACATCACCTAAAATTTGTGCACGTACAGGACCATCTGCAGGTAATAATTCTTTGTAAGCTTGTGCTTGAAATTGTGTAACCGCTTCCGCAAGTACAGGGTGAGTAACACCTGATGCACCTTTGAAGGGTTCTGTTCTTCTCTCGTATTTGAAACCTAATAAATTTAAACCTTCTCTATAACTGTCTGCCCAGTCAGCTCTTGATTCTTTGTATTCGTTGTAGTTGTCGTAAAGTGAAACTCCAATCTCGTCTAATGACTCATCACCCATAAGTTCTGCAAGATTATCAAAATGTCCTTTTGATTCTAAAGCTTGTGCTTTTGGATCAAAAGAAATTTCAGCACCACCTTGGTCATCCATAGTGATTTCTGTTTCGTCTGTTGTAATTACATCTTCTGTGCCCGGAACGCCTACTTCGACTTCTTTTGTTTTATCTTCGATGTCTACGTTGGGTAATGATTTATCTACGCTATCTACCATATCTCTTTCCTGTTAATTATTTTACACCTTTGACGGCGACTATACCCCCATTAAAGTAGGATGTAAAGTCTTCTTCAATTTCATCCTCAGTCATAATTGCTGGAAGACCTGTCATTTCTTGTCTACGAAATTCTGGATCTTCCCTCATACGTTTATTTTTAGCAGCCACTTCTGCTGAAACTTGATAAGCAGCAAAAAGATCTCTTGGATCTGTAATTCCTGCTTGAACAGCTTTTCCTACATCATAAACACCTAAAGCTGTGCCTACAAGAGGTAAAGCTTTTAATACTGGTTTAGCTGCTTTAAAAGCTCCTTTAATCATTGAGGGTTTAGTAGTGAGTTCTATATTTGATTTATTAATTTGTGGAGTTAATCCTTTTACATTTTTAGCAGCAAATTTTTCTAAAGTTTTTCTTTCAACATATTTTTTTAAATCTTTAATTTGTTTTTCTGGAGAAATATCTGGCGATCCAATTTTAACACCACCTCTCTGAATCTGTATACCCTCTGGTTTTAAAATTGCATTTGCTGTTCTAATATCCATTCTACCAGCATCAACTCTACCTTCAATTAGGGCAGCTAATTTATTTTTGTCTCTTGTTAATAATTGTAAATCTTTCGTTGAAGTTTTAACACCTTTAGTGTGATGTTTTTCTACCGCTGCTGATATACTTCCTGGACCACCACGACCTGGAGAATCTAACAAGTCATTTAACAGTTGATCAAATGTTGGAACTTTTTCACCTGCATCGGTAAATAATTTATTTAATGATGGTATATGATCACCTCTTGTATCTCTAACAATATCCACATACTTAGCAACTTGTTTAAAATTAGGATGCTTGGTAATTGGTGAACCACCTTTGTAATCAGCATGATAAAACTTTTTACCACCTCCAACTTCAGTGTTGTCTTTAAAACCAATTATTTTTTCATTTTTATAAATTGGTTCATATTGAGAAACACCTGTATCGGCGAGTTGTTGTAATCTAGCTCTTTGAAATTGAGTTAATAAATAATTTTCTGGTTTCATAAAAGGAAAATTAAAAACAAGTTTAGGACTATCTTTTACAAGATTTACTGCTTTTTTATAAAGTTCTGGATTAATTTTTCTATCAACTCCAAACTTACTTTTAGTAAAATCAAAATTAAAATTAGAAAAAGTTTTTTCTAATAATTCTTTTTGAGGTTTAAGTAAAGGATCGGTTAGGGCTTTAGAACCAGATCCTGCACCAACAGTTTTAAAATCTTTTCCTCCTCTTGTTCCTGTTTTTTTAATACCCCTGATTAAATCCTTAGCCATTATGTTACCTGGTGTATTAGATGGGTATCCTCTACCAGGAAACTTTTCAAAATTAGGTTTAGGCAAATTTCTTTCTTTTGCTTTGTTAGTTATTATCTCTCTTAATTTTGTAAGATTTTTTTCACTAACACCCTCGACTGTTCTGTTAGTTTTAACAGCAGCTCCACCGGTAGGGGGTCTTGTATTCTCAAACTCTTTTACTTTTTGTTTTACTACGTTTATATTTTTGTCTCTGTAAGTTATATTTTTTCCATCTCTCTTTAAAGTTATTGCGTAGAAATCTTTGTAGGGACCTTTTTTATTTAAAGTTATTCCGCCAGCTCCATAACCCGGTCTTAATCGCGTAAGTATATCTGTGAATAGAAGTTCGGCCATTAATTACCTTTAAAAAAATCCCATTAGTCCACCTTCAGCTTTATCATCAGGTTTTTTCATTTTTTCTTTAAATCTTTTAATAGCTTCTTTGTTTTCTCTCATCATTCGTTTTGCCATTTCTTTTTCTGACTCTTGCAAAATTAATTTAGGATCAACAGGTTCTTTTACTTTTGTAGTTTTAGGAGCTTGTCCAAGTTTAACATCTTTACCTTGTTTCGTTAGCATATTCATAATGCCTTCAGGTGACATCTTTGATGTCTTACCTTTTACCGTTACAGGTATAACACCCTCTGGTTTTGTAGGTCTTGGTTTGAAAGGATCTGTAATTCTATCTTTTGGAAATTGAATAATTTTTCTAGAATCAATAACTTTTTGTCTTGCTCTTTGTTGTAGTTTTAAAAGATCAAGTCCTTTAGGCAAAACTCCTCGAGCTGCCTTGTATGCTTTGATCATTAAATTTAAAACTTGTAAATAACCCATTAATA